GGTGGTGCTGGTGAGGTTGGTGTTGGTCAATTCCTGCCTTCAACGTTGAAGGGGCTAGGTGTTGACCTTGACACCTACTTGAAGGATGTAAACCTACAGGTAGAGACTGCTGCCAAGTATCTCTCAGACCTTGTGAAGCAGTACGGTGACATTGACAAAGCACTGATGGCCTACAACGGTGGCCCTGGTGGTGTGGGCAGTGCTGCTACGCAACGATACGTAGCCATAGTCAAGCAGTTAGCCGACACACTGCGTCAGCAGAGTAGCGGTGGTGGCGGTATGCAGATGTTGTCTGCTAGCGCCACACGCATGAACATGAACGTAGACCAGATAACGGCTGGTAGGCAAGCTGGCTTGACAATGGAGGAAGCACAGGCCATATGTGGGCCATATGCTGCCGTTCTGTTTGCCCAAGCTACGGGTAAGAATCCATCACTTGCTGAAGCCAAAGAGCTAGCTAGCGCTGTTGGTTGGACAGCACAGCGTGGCATGGGTGGTACTGGCAACTTCATGAACCTGCTTGGCCGTATGGGTATACAAGCGGTCAGGCAAGCTGCTACACCAGAGAACATCAACGCTGCACTAGCAGCAGGCAACCCTATAGCACTGAGCACACCACGTCACTACTTTGTAGGGTCAGGTGGTACGGCACAAGGTGGCATCAATGTTGGTGCCACAGGTTCGGTCATGTCACGTTATGGTGGTTCTGCCAACATGACACTAGCCCAGATAACTGAGGTTGGTGGTGGCATGAGTGACCTGATTGTGCTGACCCAAAAGCTTGATGCGCAAGGTCAGCAGACCTTCAACAACCTTACTCGTGTTACTGGTCAGTTTGGTGATGCTGTTGACACAGAGGTACAAGGCACACAGGCTGACATACAAGGGGTAGCTGACACAGGCACACAGGCCAACACACAGCTTGCTGCTAGCACACAGACGCTTGCAGCCTCGATACAGTCAGGTGTGGTACCTGCTGGTTTGGCTGCACGTGATGCTGTTGGTCAGATGGCCATTGGCATACAGCCGCTCATCAGCACATGGGCCAACGGTGCGATGACGAGCAATCAGCTTGCTGAAAGCATCGTACAGCTTGCTAGCCAGTCAGGGCTAGCTACAGCACCACTCGAAGCCTTCAAGCAGGGTAACGTCTCTATTGGCGAAGCACTGCGTCAGGTGATGACACAGCTTGCTCAGACTGACCCTGCATTTGCTGCCATACAAGAAAGCATGTCTGGTGCTCAGCTTAGCACTGAGCAGCTTGCTGATGTGTTGCTGCGTGGTCTGAGTAACGTTACTGGTACGGTTGCGCCATCTCTGCGTCAGATGGCTACTGCTGTGCAGCCCATACAGACTGCGTTTGCGAGTGGGGCCACTAGCTCTGAGCAATTCGTGCAGAGTGTGGTTGAGCTTGCTGCTACCAGCGGTCTAACACAGGCACCATTGAGGCAGATGCAGGATGGTGTCATCAGCAGTGGTCAGGCACTCACACAGGTGGTTGAGCAGCTTGCTGAAGCCAACCCACAGCTACAGGAATTGGCCACTAACATTGCGGCTGGCAACGTGCCCGTTGAGGAAGGGGCACAGATGTTCCTGGAGTGGGTCAAGGCACAAGCTGAAGCACAGACAGCCACACAAGAGAATATGCAGGTTATCCAGGAAGTGCCTACAGCTATCACAGACATACAGGCACCTGTGGCTGACGCTTCAACCACCACCATGAACGCGCTACCTGAAGCAACAACCGTTGCCTTGGATAGCACCATCACTGCCATCAACGGTGCTGTTGAGCCTGCACGTGCTGCTGCCGTTGAGATTGGCAACGCGATAGTTGAAGGCATCAGGTCTACTGTTGAGGCTGGTGCTGAGAGCATTGCTGAAGCAGCAAAGCAGATAGTTGAGAAGGCACTTGAAGCAGCTAAGAAAGCTGCTGAGGAAGTCAAGAAGAGTGCTGGTAGTAAAGGTGGTGGTGACGACGATAAGGGTGATGAGAAGGCACGTGGTGGACGCCTGAACGCTGGTACGTGGACACTGGTAGGTGAGGAAGGGCCAGAACTGATCTCGCCTAGCGGCTACGTGTACACGGCTGGTGAAACAGCGGGTATGCTAGCACAGGGTGTGGCGTCTGGTCTGTTCAAGCTCAACACGTTTGCTAAGGGTGGGAAGACAAAGACCACAAGCAAGAAAAAGGATAAAGATAAGGGCACTGGTAGCAATGCCAGTACGCCATCAGGTGCACCACAGAAGTTTGAAGCACCAAAGACACGTGAAGAGCTTGACCTAGAGCAGCAGATACTAGAGACGGAGCAGAGGAAGAATCTGCAACTCGTGGCTATGCTGCCACTAGAGGAAGCCATACGTAAGTCTAAGCGCGCACAGGAGGAAGCTGCCAGGGGCACGCTAGAGCAGCAACTAAAACAGAACGACATGGAAAGGATGATTGCTAATGTTGATTTGCAGATAGCTAAGCTACGGTTTGAGAACGTTGACGGTGCCGAGAGTATGTACGATATGGAGGTAAATCTCGCCCGTCTCAAGAGGGAACAGGAGAAGGCAGCGCAAGGTGACTTGCGTACGCAACTCCAGCTAAGCGACTTGGAAGGTCAACGGCTACGCACTGAACAGCAGATAGCACAGATACAGGTTGAAGCAGCACCAGCACGTGCACAGCTAGCAGAGGTTGAGCGTCAGATAGCTGCCATACAGCGTGGTAGCGTTGAAGACCAAGTGCGCTCGGCTGACTTGCAAGCAAAGCAGCATGAGAACCAATACCAGATAAACGCGCTGAACATTGAGTATGCGCCGCTGGTACAGGAAGAGGCTGACCTACAGCGAGACATACAGCGTTCCCTCGAAGGTAACGTAGAACAGCGTATGCAGATTGCATACAATGCTGCACAGACTGCCAAGCTAGATGCTGACACCCTGGTGCAACAGATAGCAATGCTGCCCATCACCAAGCAGCGCTCAGACCTAGAGAAGCAGATAGAGGATGCTACCAGGGGTACGCTAGACCAGCAGTACGCTGCCATTGATGCTGAAAGCGAGGCAGCACGTCTACGGCTACAGGAGATAGACGTACAGGGCCAGTTGCGTGACGTAGAGGCTGGTACTCTAGAGATGTCACAAGAGCAAATCAATGCTCTTCAACGTCAACTTGAAGTCATAGACAACCAGAAGGCACAGCTACAGGACAACTCGGAGATACAGCAGCTACAGGCCACGTTGAACACTGCCGATGCACGTAAGCAAGTTGCTGCACTAGAGCAGCAGGAACGTGCACATCAGGACATCATAGACAACATAGACTTTGAGCGTCAGAAGACGCAGAACCAGACGACACAGATAACCACACAGAATCAGGTGAGCGCTACTGGTCAGCAGCTACGGTTGACACAGGTGCAAGACCAGCTATCCGTATTCCAAGATCAGGTTGCAGAGCTTGAAGCACAGAACACTGTGCTTGACCTGCAAGTGCAGAACATATCCCTTGGTAACACGATCAGGGCCGATGCGCTAGCCGCACAGAACATCATGCTTGGTCAGCAGGTATTTACCTATGACCAGCAGATAGCACAGGTACAGTCACAGAACGACCTGATTACGGCACAGAGCACGCTGATACAGACGAACAACGCAGTAGCGGCACAGGGGCACGATGCAGCCATCATCGCGCTGCAAAACTCACTTGATTTGCGCGATGACGAGCTAACACGTCTGGAGCAAGAGAAGGGGTACCTAGAAGGTCAAGTAACCCTGATACGCACACAGAACGACGTTAGCTCACACATGCATGATGAGAACCTGATACGCCTGAACAACCAAAAGATTGTTCAGGATAACATCCTCGAAGACATCAACGCTCAGCTTGGCTCGCTGAATGCGCAAAAGAAGGTCTATGAAGACATCAGGGATTTGGCCAACCAGATAGCCAACAGGCCAGTCAGCCCACCATCACAGAGTAGCCCTTCTGGTGGCCCACCAGGAACGGTGGTGGCCACTGCTACCAAGAGCGGTGAGCAAACCCTGTACCTGTCCAGGGGCACGGGCACCGATGGATGGTATACTGCTGGTGGTAGCCTATTGGTGCAAGGTGGTAACGCTAATCCACCTAGAGGGTACTCCGTGCGGTGGTTGGCTGAAGGTGGTACGTGGCGTGCTGGTGAGGTTGCTGTACTCGGTGAGGAAGGTGCAGAGATTGCCATTGCCAAGCAAGACATGCATGTCTTCCCACACGAAAAGAGTGAAGCCATTGCACGTGCGTTTGGCAGAGCTAGCACCTTCAGGCGTGGTGGTGGCGACGTTGAGGGTCGTAACGTGACAGTCAACGTTGAGTATCACAGACATCAGGGTACTGATTACGGTGAGGGTACGTTACCACAGGTGGTGCGTGAAGCAGTGAACGTGGCACTACGGAGCTAACGCAGATGGTTGACTACGACGTTATCACGTATAGGCGTCCTGACGGTGTCACCATAAACCTGAGCGAGCCACCGTACACCACGTATGATTACGATGGCTTTGGTATTGGTGAGCTAGAGCATACTACGGTTGCGCCACCACAGTTGCACGGTGAGTACGTGTATGGTACTCGCATGGCTGCTAAGGTGATGACTGTAGAGTTTGGCTTCACTGGTGACGGTGTACCTGAGCGACAGGCTAGTAGACGTGAAATAGTCAGAATGTTCAACCCTCTGCTTGGGCCAGGAGTGCTGCGCATAGATCAGGTCAATGGTATCAGTCGCGAAATCAGGTGCATACTCGCAGAAAGCTTGCCACTACCCTCTAGCGAGTTTGTTGGTACAGGGCACTACCGTGCCATCGTACGTTTCAAGTCGCATGGCATACCAGCGTTTATAGACCCTGTAGCACAAGAATTTGAATTGAATTTCAACAGCACTCCAGGTAACTTCTTTTTCCCGTGGTCGTTTCCTCGTGTGTTCGCACAGAGTGGCTTTGCCTCATCACCCATCATCACCAATGACGGTGACATAGAGACACCTGTACGCATTGAGCTTGTTGGGCCATTCAGCAACCCTCTGCTGCGCAATGAGACAACAGACCAAACAGTACAGTTGACAGGCTTGACTGTACTTGCTGGTCAGGTGTTCATCATGGATACCGACCCAGATAGATACATCATTCAGCTTGATGGTGCTGACATATGGAATTACGTAGTTGCTGCTGACATGTGGTCGTTAGCTCCTGGTGACAACCAGCTAACGTTTGACATTGGTGGTACAACCATAGCCACCGTCGGTACGGTGTCATGGTACAACAGATATTTGGGGCAGTAACATGACACAGATAGTACGCTTTGTTGACGGTGTTTCCTACACTGAGGCAGACCAGTCCGATTGGGCACTGAGTATCCTGCGTCCACAGGGAATACTGCCAGAATCACCGTTGGGTACCCTAACGCCTAGTGCGATTGGTTCTATGAATGTACGCGTTGGCCCTGGTGAGGCACATATACAGGGTTTCCAGTACAAGAATGACGCTAACGTAGACCTACCCATCGGTGCGAATAGCAGTGGCTCAACACGTATAGATAGAGTAGTCCTGTCACTCAACCGTGCTGCTAACACGCTGGTATTAGCTGTGGTGGCTGGTACTCCTGGTGCTGGTGCGCCTGCACTGACACAGGTGGCTGGTGGTAACTGGCAATTCCTCATTGCTGACATCACTGTAGTCAACGCTGCAAGCAGCATCACTGGTGGCAACATCAGTGACCAGCGTGTGTATAGCCGTTGGCCATATCCAGCACTGCCACAGGACATCTCTACGGACGCTGAAACCACGGCTGCTGTGGCTGGTGAAGCCACTGCACGGGCTGCTGCTGTCACTGCTGAGGCTACAGCCCGTACCAACGCAGACAACACAGAAGCCACCAACCGTGCTAACGCTGACACAGCGCTGGGCAACCGTGCAACGGCACTTGAAACCGTACAGGCTAGGGTAATAGTAGCTCTGACGGCTGCTGGTGGTATCTACTTCTCAAAAGGCAATATTTCCAGTGTCACGAAAATAGCAACGGGTGCGTACAGAATCAACTTCGCTGTAGCATACCCATCAGCCACGTCTTATGCTCCGTTTGCTACTGCTTGGAACAGTGCCATCATAGGTTACCCTGTTGATAGGCAAACTACATACGTGACCATGCAGTTTAGGAACATTGGAAACACAGACGTGGATTGCGACAACTACATCATTATCTTCTGACGGAGTGCCTATGTGTGTAGCTTGCGTATTGTGCCGTGATTAGTTGAAGGGATAAGGGAAATGTTCAAGCGTGCACTAGTGGTCATGGTGTGTTCACTTCTCGTACTGGCACCAAACGCCTATGCTGGTAGAGAGCACAGGTGGCAGGACAACGATAACGCTACAGGCAAGCAGCGTGTTGTCAACGATGGTGGTGGCAGTGGCAGTGGCAGTGGTCTACGTGCATACGGCACGTTCAGCGCTCGTGACTGTTCGGTGAAGCAGGCACAGAATGTGGCTAACTGCCTCAAAGACTTCAACGGTGGATACACCATCACCTACAAGACACCAATGGGTACAGATACGTATGTGGTGGTTGGTACTTATACCTTCCTCGAAGGTGGTGGTACCGTGGTGAATGTGAATAACCGTTCCAATGACAAGGTGTCATTTAGATTGACGAATGTAGACACGACAAACGTCAGCTATGGCGGTGACGTTATGTTCATGGTGTTAGGCAACTAACCATGACAGAGTATGGCCGCTTCTTTGACGGTGTGTCATACGGTGAGACAGACCAAGCTGAAGTACAGTCACGCATGGTGCGTGACGGTGTCTGCTACGGTGTGGCCAATGAGCTTGCTGTCACGAGTGGCGGTACAGGCTTTGCCAACGTAGCTACTGGTGAGGCTTGGGTACAGGGTTTCTGGTACAAGAATGATGCGGTGAAGGTCTTGGCTGTGGCTAGCAATCCCACAGCCGTTACCAGGGTGGACCGTGTGGTGTTGCGGTTGGACCGTAATGGTAACACGCTAACAGCCGTCGTCAAGCAGGGTGTATTGGGTGCAGGGCTACCTGCACTCACACAGATTCCTGGCGGAATTTGGGAGCTACCACTCGCACAGATTAGCACCACTAGCAGCGTTAGTACCTACACTGACGATAGACAGTGGCAGACTAACCTGTACAACCCTATGACCGCGGCTGGTGACATCATCGTTGCTGACGCACGTGGTAACCCCACACGTATGGCCAAGGGTGCCAGTAACCGTTTGCTTGGTGTTGATGGCTCTGGTGTCTTAGGGTACCGTCAGCTTATTGCTGGTGATGTGCCAACAGGACTGATTACCTCTGCTATGATAGCCGACCTGACTATTCAAGGTGGCGACATAGCTAATGGCACCATCAACAGCGCACAGGTTGGTGTTGGAGCTAGTGGCATACACGGTAACCGATTGGTACCACTATCTGTGACGGCTGCTGAGATGGCCAACGACACCATTACATCAGCCAAGATAGTGACAGGGCATATAGGTGTGGCTGCTGCTGCCAACGCTCCTAGTGATACCTTGACTGGTAATGGTGGTTGGCAGTTTATGACAGGGTTTGCGCTCACCATCAACTGCCAACAGGGTGACCGTGGGCTGATGTTTGCTTCCTTTGCACCCACTGCAAACCCTGGCGCTAGCTTCTCATTTGCGATCACTGGAGCTAACTCGGTTGCAACCTACAACACACTAGCCACGTGCGATACTCGCTTTATCCAGGGTATATCGTATGGCGCTATAACACCGTTTCTAAATGCTGGTGCTACAACTTTTTGGGTCATACAGCTTGCATCAGCGGGGGTTGCTGTATCGAACAACGCAGGCTCTCTTGTACCAACCCTCTGCGTCATCCTGTTCAGGAGACCAGCGTCATCATGATGATAAACAAGAACGTAGATATAAGTGCCCTGCTGAAAGAGCTACAAGCAGCAGGCTTGCAGATTGATAGTCTGCGCTTCAGCCCTAACAGCAATGGTAGTGGTGGCAACCTGAGAACATCTGACGCACAACAGATGGCTAGAGACTTCACTCCAGAAGAGTGGGCAACAGTCCTGCCTCTGGTCACAGCCCACGTGCCGCCAATGAAGCCTCTAGAGTATGCCATATCTCAGGAGGTAAACTCGGTACTGGTTACCACAGACGACGCTGAGCGTGATGTGTTTGTGTTGCCTGCACTGCCACGCAGCATATACCGTGCAGAGCTAACCATGTCTGCCATTGACGCAGGTAATGGTGCTATGAAAACCATTGCTGGTGTCATAGTGTGGAAACGGCTGGTTGGTGGCGTGGTGGTACCACCAAACAACATCACGATACTGTCCAACATTGCAGACGTTGCGGCTGCATCATGGGACATGCGCGGTGTGCCATCGGGTGACAACTTCCGTATATCGGTCAAAGGTGCAGCAGGACGCACTATCAATTGGTTCTTGACTGGTAGTGTGGGACGATTCGCACCAGAGGGTTTGTGATGGCAGAAATAGCACGGTTCTTTGACGCTGTGGCGTACTCCGAGTCTGACCAAGCTGAGATACAGAGTAAGTTTCGGAGTACAGGTGTCATTGGTGGCATTACTAATACCTTGGGCATCACCGCTCCTGGTGGCATGTTTGTTGGTGTCACTGAGGGTGAGGCTATGGTAGAGGGTTTCTGGTACAAGAACACCCCACCTACCTTACAGCTACCTATTGCCACCAACACGAGTGGCAGCACTCGTGTTGACATCGTAGCGTTGCGTCTTGACCGTGTTGCCAACACACTCAGTGCTGTAGTCAAGCAGGGTACCCCTGGTGCTGGTGCGCCCACCTTGACACAGATTGTTGGTGGTGTGTGGGAATTGGGGCTGGCTACTGTTACCGTGCCTACTGGCACCACATCTGCTGTTACAGCAGGTATGTTGGCTGACATACGTACGTACTCACGTACGGTTAGAAGTCAGCAAGACGTAGCAGACAATACGATAGGATACAACAACGTTATTGATGGTGCTATTACCAACCTGTTACTCAACTACAAGGTTGTTACTGACATATTCAATGGTACTGCTGTGCCTGTTACTACGTACACAAACCTAGTGGCTGCACAGAATTTCACGGTTAGTGCTAGTGCTAGGTTCCTACTTATATGTTTGCAGATGGCATCATACGCTACTGCTGCTGCTGCCTTTGAGGCTGGCATACACGTTCTCATTGACGGTGCTACACGTTACCTCGTTGGGGGTGACAGTAATGGTGGTACAGGTGGCTCTGTCAGTAGTAGTGGTACCATACTCATACCCGCCCCTGCTGCTGGTGTACACAACATTACACCACAGATTTACGCTACCACTGCATTGAGTGCTCTATACGTTAGGCCAGCGTCTTTACCTGGGGTAGAGGCTTTGGCCATGCAGATAATGGAGATACGGAAGTGACTGAACAACACATACAAGTGCAGCGTGACACGCATCAGGTTGTTGCTATTGGCTACTTCCCTACACCACCTGATGACGATAACATAGCTGTGGTGGTGATAGAGGAACATCACAGACCAGCACTCGCTGAGGTTGGTGCTAAGTACCTGGAAGATGACGGTACTATTAGCGTCGTAACAGGGGTAGAGTAGTATGGTTGGTATCGGCACTAACTACAGAATCAGGGTGTACAGTGTTGCCAACGTGCTGCTGCGTGTGCTGGTCAACGTGCAGAGTGCTCGGTACCGTGTAGCTGAGGATGAGGTTGGTGACTTTGACATCACCGTGCCTTGGGGTGATGGTGTGATACCTGAGTTGCTGTCACCACCTAACCGCATTGAGTTTTGGCGTGGTGATACGTGGGTGTTTGGTGGCATCATCAGGCGTCAAGCTGTTAGCCAGGATGAGAGCCTACGCACCCCCATGTACACGTGTAGTGGCCCCTCGTATATGCAGTGGTTGGCTGACGCTCGTATGCGTCCTTCTACTGGTACGGGTGACATAGTGTACTCTGCCAACAACCTTGACAACATTATGAAGACCATAGTAACCCAACAGGTGATAGATACAAATAGCGCGTTTGTAGTAGCTGCTAATAGCTCGCTGTCTAAGTCAGAAGCCTACACAGCTACAGCGTACGAGACAGCACTAGAAACGCTACAGGCTATCGCTGTACGTGCTGCTGACACCACCTTTGACATCGTGCGTGACACTGACGGTGCACTCAGGTTCCGTACCTACACACCTAGCCGTGGGCCAGACAGGTCAATAGGCACCAGTAGCCCAACCATCTTTGACATGCGTGGTGGCAACCTGATTGAAGCTGAGTGGATACGTGACGGTAATCAGGTGGTGAATGCTCTGTGGGCAGGTGGGCCAGGAGATAAGGCAGCACGGTACATATACCCTCCTGGTGATGCTCTGCTAGACTCACAGAGTATCCTTGATTGGGGTAGGATTGAGGGTTTCATTGATGCTGGCACAGAGGGTACCAGCGCTACCGATAAGAAAGCTCAGGAAGAAATCAAGAAGGTGGCTGTACCTGATGAGTCAGTCAACTTCAAGATTGCTCAGTTTGGCCGTTACCGACTAGGTGAACACTTTGACTTTGGTACCAAGGTCACCGTTCAGTGGTCACCTATCCTGACGTTCAGCGATGTAATACGAGGCATGGAGGTAAAGCTAGACCAGGGTGGGGGTGTAGCCCAGGTAGACATCAACGTTGGTGACACGCTCACGGGTGATGCACAGACTAAAGCTAGCATCATCCTTGGCAGGTATCTGCGTGCGTTGAAGCGTCAGATTGGCGTACAGACCAGACATTAGAAGGTAGGTATGGACAACAGCAAAGCGCCAGTGAAAGCTACCGTGGTTAGCCCTGATGTGTTAGGTTCCGATAACGCGGTGATTACGGCACCTGTCACTGCTGACAGTGAGCGTATCCTGTTGGTGCCAATGGCAGAGTGGAAGCAGTGTGCACAGCGTGGTGTAAGGTCTGCTGTGCAGTGCTTGGTGTTCCTGGTTGGTGGTGGAACACTCACGGTGTTTCTAGCCTCATTCGGTGTGGCACCTGACTACGTAGCTCAGATACCAACGAGCGGTAACAAGCTGATTGATGCCGTAGTGATATCGTTGGTGTTTGGCCTGCTGTGCTTCCTGTGGAACTGGATTGAGTTTGCACTAGATATTGACATCAAAGCTCCCAAGTGGAGAAGCTGAGGCACTGGTGTGAACATACTAGCTAAGACAACTAGTGGGCGATTCGTCTACGGACTTATCATCGTACACGGTCTGGCCAACATAGCCATTGGGGTATCTCTGCTGTTGTGGACAAACCTCAACGCAGAAACTGTACTGAACAAGATACTACCCTACTGGTTGTGGCCGTGTATGTTCATTGGTGCTGGTGTGTGCGCGTTTGCTGGATTGAAGTCACGTAACACGGCACAGTTTGCCTACGCGTTTGCCGCCATAGTCACAGGCGTGTTTGGCCTAGCTAGTCTGTTCTCAGTGCTCAACGGCTCGCTCAACGCAGTGCCTACAACAGTATTCCTGTTGTACATCTGCATACTGAAACTGGCTATGGCCAGGTTCATCGAGGAAAGAGACACAGCGATACAGCAACGTGACCATGTGATAGAGCAAGTGGTGCAAGCCACTGAAATAGGACAAACCGCGTTGGATGACACAGCCGATGGCACAGAACCTACCCGATGACCCTACCAACGTAATAGTGGCATTGGTTGGCGCTATTGGCACGGTAGCCACAGCGATTGGTGGTGCGTATGCGATAGTACGCAAAAGTAAAGCAGAGACTACACAGACTGCTGCCTCAACGGCACAGTCTACTGTGCAGTCCACATTGGACGCCATGAAGACAGTAATTGACGGTCTGACGAATGAGCTAAGGCGTCGTCAGACTGAGCTAGACAGTACACGCTCAGAGCTTGACGAGATACGTACAGAAAACCGAAACCTAGCCGCACAGAATGCCCAACAAGAACGCCAGATAACAGCCTTACAGGAACGTATCGAAGCACAGGGTAAGATCATCAACCAATTGAAGTTGCGCCTTGACCGTTACGAAAACCACAGGAGTAGTTACGATGTTGAGTAAACGGTTTGGTATCTGTGGTAACCCTCACACGGGTTACCCTGACGGTACGTATGCACGCATGACTAAGCTTGGTTGGTTGCGTACCCTCATCCTCGATTGGGCATCCTTCGAGGGTATGTACAACCAGATGCCAAACGAGTTGAACATAGCCGTTGTGGTCACTGGCCAGTCAGGGCCACTCGCTAATGATTTCTGGTCTGACGGTTGGCGTGACAGGTACACGGCATACATCACTGAGTTGTGTGAGCGGTTCTACCGTAAGGTACGCCTTATTGAATTCACGAATGAGTGGGATTTCTGGGACAACGACGATAAGGCAGAGAAAGCAGCAGAGCTTGCCATCATCGGCACAGACATCTGCAAGAAGTACGGCATACTTGGTGTGTTGGGTTCGGTTGCCTCCGGCGATTGGGAAGCACAGCTAGCCAAAGCCATCAAGGTGATTGACCGTGCTGACAAGAAGTTAGGCTATGACTCAGTGCACGGTTTCGCCTTTCACCCGTACGCATCTGGTGTAGAACGCACAGAGGGTGACACCTTTGTTGTGCCCGATACACAGCCACGTTGGCCAAGGGTTAGCGATAAGATACGTCGTGCGCGTGAGATAGCTAAGGGTCGTCCTGTAGCCGTCACTGAAGGTGGCATCAAGGTTGGTGACGCTGGTGGCATGGACAAGCAGCAGCTTTACGTGCACGGTTGGTTCCAGGATGAAATGAGTCAGTTTACAGAGGATGAGTTGCTG